GTAGATGCAAAGCCGGAAGAGGAGAAAGTGATGGTAATGATACCGTTCATTCCGGGGCAGGACCCAGAGGAAACGGTAATAATCAACGGATTCATCACGAAGATCAAGAAGGGCGAGCCGGTAGAGGTCTCACGGCCTGTAGCGAGCGTCCTTGAGAACTCATACGAGGCTCAGCGGATAGCGATGATAAACAGGGCGAAACTCAAGAATCAGAGGACAGACCTGTAGGTCAGAGACGGTGAGGATCTAATGCAGGTCCTCACCAAATTTATTTTAAGGAGAAAACAAAATGACAGTTGCTACATTACTTACCAAAATTCAAGACGAAAAGCCTAACAGCTTCGAGGAAGATAGGCTGATAGCTTTCATAACTGAAATCGAGGCAGAAGTGGCAGAGCAGCTTAGAGTGTTTGCTCCTACCTATTCTGCAGACGATAAGAACAAAAATCTGCTTGCCCCTGCACCATACGACAAGTTGTATGTCTCATATGTCAAGTCGATGATCGACCTTGCTAATGAGGAGCTGGCCTCATACCAGAACAATGCAGCGCAGCACGTGCAGGATTTTAGAGACTTTACTGACTGGGTAGTACGTTCCGGCGTAGCCGACCAGACGGCAGCGTATACGAGATTCCGTGGGATCTTTTAGAAGGCGGTGATACTATGGCGAATTTAGTAGCACCAATAGCAATGCTCGAACCTATAGAAGAGCAGATCATGGAGTTCAGAGGGCTGAACAGACGGTCATATAAAGACGACGGAGAAATGTTGGACATGCTTAATCTGTCAACGGACGACTATCCGCTTCTGTCTCCGAGAAAGAGCCGGTACAGAGTGCTGCTTGACAGCTCTATCGTGAAGCCGCTGCAGATCATAGCGAGATACGGCAGGCTGGCAATGCTGGCCACGGACTCAAGTGAAAATGTGTGGTTCTGGTTCGACGGAGTAAAGAGAACAGCAGTCACTGGCTTGTCAACGAGCACGAGGATGGTAGCGATCAATACGAAGATCTGCTTCTTTCCTGAGAAGAAATACATCGAGATCACGCCTAATGGCACTGGTTACACAGTAGGCTCTTACGGCAGCCTCGAAGAGAAGCAGACCGTGACCGCCGCCACTTTCACGCTCACGTCAGAGTACGGCAAGTTCAATGTTAGCTCAGGACACAGCCTAAAGTATGACGATGCTGTATCTCTGTCTGCTGCCGTCTCGTACACGGATACCAACAACACATCCAAGACTAAGACGGTAAGCACATCATGTCTCATAGAGGCTATAGAGAACACCAATACCGTCTGCATAGCGGCAGATGTGTTCGGACTAACCGATGCAGATACGAGCAAGCCTATGACTATCACGGCAACAGTTGAGAGAAACATGGGTAATATCACGCTGGATCATGTCATCGAGTGGAACAACAGGCTGTGGGGCGCATCAAACAGCGACAACACGATATACGCCTGTAAGCTCGGAGATCCTACTAACTGGCAGTATTTTCAGGGCACATCCCTTGACTCGTTCTATGCGACTCAGGGTACAGACGGCATCTGGTCCGGCGTAGCTGCATACTCCGGGCACATCATATTCTTCAAGCCTAATGGCATGTGCAGGATCTACGGCACAGCACCGAGCAACTATCAGGTAACAAATACCAAGTGCTATGGAGTCGAGGACGGCTCGGCTCTGTCAGTGGTCACTATCAACGACGTAGTGTACTACAAGTCACTCATCGGCATTATGGCCTACTCAGGCGGCACGCCGGTCTGCGTCAGCGAAAAGCTGACGACAGAGTTTGCGAACGTCGTGGCCGGTTCCGAAGGCTCGAAGTATTACGCCACGATCCAGAAGAAGACAAATGAGAACGCATGGGAGCTTGTGGTTTTTGATGTCGAGAAGGGCATATGGCTCAAAGAAGACAATCTCAGGATCAGAAGCTGCTGTGCTGTAAACAACAGGCTGTATGTGTCAACCTACACCGGCACGAGTCTTGTGTGCTCAGATACTCTGTACTGCGATCCGTATCTCGTAGAAGATGTCACGAACTCTCAGGGTGCGGTGTACATCATCAATCCTGTAGAGCGATATGACGACTGGAAGGATCTATCCGCGTGGAACTACAACGATGAAACGCATCTTTATGAGCCGGAATACGAGGATATCTCATGGCGTGCGATCTTCGGGCCGTTCCACGAATACCTTGAGACACGGAAGATATACAGCAAGCTCGCACTGAGGCTGAAAGCGGCGTCAGAGTCGAACGCTAAGGTCTATATCGCTATCGACGACGGAGACTGGGAGCTTGTCAAAGAATATCCATCCGTCAGCACGAGCGGCGAAAGGATCCCGATCATACCGAGACGGTGCGACAGATACTCAATCAAGATCGAAGGAACAGGCGGCTGCGAGCTGGTATCGCTCACCAGACACGTCAGAAAAGGCTCATACGGCAAGCTGTAGAAAGGAGTCGCAATGGCTTATGTAAAAACAACATGGGTAACAGGGAGCACTCCGCTCTCAGCTACCAATATGAATCACATAGAAGATGGCATCTTTGCCGCTCACCAGTTGATAGCTGAGTTATGGAAGTCCATTTATCCAGTAGGATGCTATTTCGAGACTTCGGACAGCAGCTTCAATCCGAACGTCGCTTTTGGCGGCACATGGATCCTTGAAACACCGGGACAGGTGCACGTATCCGCAGGCAGCGGCTATGCAGTATCCGGCGCTCTAAACAACACATCTGACGGCGGCAGTAAGGATGCAATCATTCCGTATCACAAACACTCGATAGCAGCGCTGTCCGGGACTGCTGCAAGCGCAGGAGCACACTCGCATACTGTCACAGGCAGCTCATCAAGCGCAGGAGCACACTCACATGGCACATCTTCCGGCTACAACTACTCGATCTATACAGGATCGAGAAGCACTGAAACTGTTGGCGGCATAGGTGGTAGCGGATACAAGATGACGCAGGTTAGCAGCAGTGGCGGCTGGAGTGGAGCATCGGCTACGGCATCCGCCGGCGCTCATACGCACACCATCTCAGTAAGCTGCGGATCTGCTGGCGCTCATACGCACACTGTATCTATTGCAGCCCACGACACAACCTATGTTGGATCATCCGGCAATACAGTGAACGCAAACATGATGCCGCATATCAACGTGTACAGATGGCACAGGACAGCATAAGGAGAGAGACATGGTACTGAATTACGATAGAAACCCTGCCCGGACCACGGATGAAAAGCTGGATTCACTCATGCAGAATATGCAGCTTGCGCTGAATGAGATTGATGACAGACTGGACAAGCTGGAGAAGCATCTTGAAAAGCTCCAGAAGACCGTTGATTCGATGGGTGCATAAAGTGAGGTGATAAGAAGATGAATGAGACAACGACACTCAAGTTCAAAGCATCAGGACAGATCCTCAAAACCACACTGGAAATGCCAGTCTATGCAAGCAATACGATCAACTACCTTGACGCTGAATTCGAGCTTGGCGATGGATGGACCGACTTAGATTCAGTCAGGGCTATCTGGCAGAGCAAGCACGCCACTGTAGCATGTCTGCTGGATGGCGACGGCAAATGCGAGATCCCAGCGGAAGTTCTGGCAACAGTATCGCCGGTAGCGGTCAATCTCGTAGGAAGCGTAGAGGAGAGTGATGTGCTGGTAGAACGGATCACGACGTTCCCTATACTCGGCCTCATGGTCGGCGCCAGATCCTTCATTTTTGGAACTGAAACGCCAGAAGCAACGCCGAGTCTCTACGAGCAGTTCATAAATGACGCCAGAGAGCAGGTGATTACAGAGGTCGAAGCTACGACTCTTGAAACCGGCTATCCGGCAACAGTCTCGTACTCAGGCGGCGTAATGTCATTCGGCCTGCCAAAAGGCGACACAGGTGAAACAGGTATTACGCCTGACTTCAGTATTGGAGAAGTTACAACTCTGGATCCGAGCTTCGATGCAGAAGTATATCTCTCCGGCACAGACGAGAATCCAGTGCTCAACTTCAGGATACCGAGAGGTGTTCCGGGTGAGCTGGTGGTAGCAGAGAACGCTCTGCTCATAGATGAGGATGGAATGTTCTACGCCATCATCAATGACTAAAGAAAGAGAGGTACAGCATGGTAACGGTAATAGGTGAGGAAAACATCAGATCAAATCCGAACAAGAACCAGACCGTCAAGACATACGGTGGGCTGTCTACGGACACGAAACCTACTGCCAAAGTCGAGAACGGCTCCACGTTCCTTGAGTTCAATACAGGTGATCTGTACATCTTCGACAAAACGAATACACAGTGGCGCAAGCTGTAGAAAGGCGGTGGTTGTATGAACGCACTTATGGTTTATGCGCTGCTCAAAAGCAAGGTCTCATCGCTCACTGAGAGGGCGGAGACGGCAGCAACAAATGCCGGTGCAGATGCAGATAGAGCAGAAGCAGCAGCAACAATAGCTCAGGGCTTGTCCCAGACGGTCTACATGGGCGTTGACGGCAAGTTTTATATCGACGAGATCGAGTAGAAAGGAGAAACATTTATGGCAACAGTACCAGTAATTAACACACAGCTTGACACACTGAACAGCAAGCTTGACAAGCAGAACGCACTGCTTGAGATCATGGCGGCAAGTTCACTTGAGTCTCTGAAGAGTGACTGGGAAGGACTCTCACTTCTTGCTGACTCTGGCCTCTTTGGAGACGCCTACGAGATCGGCACACAGTTCGCAGATACGTGGACCGACGTTGCTAACAACAACACTGCGTATACGTATCCTATGCAGCTCAATCACGTTGGTGATGTAGAGCTTGAGGACGGCGAGACACTTTCCAACAGGCCATTCCTGCAGGCGCACTATGCACATCCATTCGGAGTGCAGTTCTCGCATCAGAGAGCTTTCCTGATGGTCGCTTTCAAGGTAGCTTCAGCGCTCACAAGTGGCAGCACATACTACTTCGAGAGAGCGCTTGACTCAAAGACTATCAGCTTCAAGGCTCCTGCAGCCATCTCTGTAGGCGAGTGGATCACGCTGAACAACAACAATATCGAGATCTACGACAGCAACGGCAATCTCAAATACACAACCCCTGCAACAATCGGAACCGGCACGACAGGCACAAGCCTCGGAGCATCACCGACTCTCGCTGCAGGAAGCTACTACTTCACTCATTCGACGAGCACAGTAGTCAGCTTCACTACTACAGAGCAGCTTGAGATGGGCGACAGGCTTGGATACTGGAGTTCAAAGGTATACCCGGTAACATCAGACGGCAAGACTGTCGGAACAGGTCTGACTACAGGCACAAGCACATCCGGCACAGATCTCGGTACGCTCGCTGCGAACACGAGAACAACCACAGGCACATACTTCCTGAACGGATCTAACGAGATGCAGTATGGCTGGAACAGATGGAAGACATCTGCGATCAGACAGTATCTCAACTCCGATGGAGATGTAGGTGCATGGTGGACAGCTCAGGACGGCTTCGATATCAGGCCGGACGAGCATCTTACAAAGAAAGGCTTCCTGAGTGGATGGGACGCTGACATCGTTGCAGCTCTCAAGCCGGTTAAGGTAACAACTTATCCGAACACCGTTCAGGACGATACAGGCGGCAACACACCTGATGTAACGATCGACAGAGTATTCCTGCCATCGCTTGAGCAGATCTATGCGACTCCGCAGAAGTCTGGCGAGGGCGAATATCACGAATACTGGAAGAGGAAAGTCGGCCTGACTGCGCCGATGGCTCAGGGCGGCACATATCCGAACGCTATCACTTATGCAGTAGAGGCACACACGACAGCAGTCAGTGTCCGTCTGCGGTCAGCGTATCGTGGCTACTCGCACGGTACGTGGCATGTCGGCTCCAGCGGCGCTGTCGGCGGCTACAACGCTAACAACTCGCATCGCTTCAGCCCGCTTGTAGTTTTATAAATCGGTAACTCTTGTAATCCCCGGACCCACGGATCCGGGGATAGAAAGGACTTGTAATGGCAGTAAATGTAGGCCAGAGAAATGTGCCGGACACACAGAACAACAGACAACTCGAAGCCTGCCAGAAGGCTATGGAAGTCGCTCTGCACACAATAAAGATAACGAACAACAAGAATATCTTTACCGAGGAATATCAGGAAGCTCTGACGAATGACATAATCCGCTGCGCCAAAAACATCTACGTGTACGCATGGAACGGCAACAACATTTATGTCACCAAAGAGAACGGAAGATGGGAAGAACGACAGAAGTATCAATACGCTGCCATTACAAAGTGTAATGAATTACTCGCTCTCATAAACATAGCGAGAAGGCTATTCCACCTGAAAGGAAAGAAAGTACGGTATTGGTCGCAGATGACTCTTGAGTGCCGGGCATTACTTGTCAGATGGCACGAGGCAAATGCGAAGCAATATGGGATGTAGGTTATAGCAGTCAATGTCCGTCTGCGGTCAGCGAATCGTGGCAACTCGAACAATACGTGGAATGTCAACTCCAGCGGCAATGTCAACAACAACAACGCTAACAACTCGAATCGCTTCAGCCCGAATGTGCAGATAAAGTCAGCGTGAGCCGTTACATAGTATCGGTGCTGACGATAGTACATGCACAAGGAACCGAAATCCCTACCTTAGCGGTTAAACAATTATGGTGCGATGCGGAAGACCTTCGGGCCTGCTTCGCTATTGACGCACCATCGGACGATGATGGAAAGAATAATCGACTACGATGCCCTATGGGTATCAGCAATGAAATGCAAGTGCGGAGTTCTATGGAAACCTTCGACAAAGCATTACAACCTAAATGCAGTCGAAGAAACGCACAGAATGACGAAGAAACTTGAAGACGGATCATGGAAGAACGGCATGCCTAAGCCGATCAAGATACTCTACCCGAAAGTCAGAGATGGACTATCCATATCCTTCCGGGACAGAGTATATCAGCGGAGCATCAATGACAATGTACTGTATCCGACGGTGCAGCGCTCGTTTATACTCGACAACTGCGCTTGTCAGAAGGGCAAAGGCATTGACTACGCAAGGAAGAGGCTGAAGAAGCATCTCTGGAACCACTACAGCCATTACGGAACAGACGGATACATCCTGCAGATAGATATCAAGGGCTACTATCCGAACATGCGTCACGATGCAGTTAGAGCAAAGTTCAGGCGCTATCTGGATGATGACGTATATAAGGCTGTATGCAACGTACTCGACACGCAGTACGTGGGAGATGTCGGCTACAATCCCGGCTCGCAGATGGTACAGATCGCCGGCATTTCGCTATTGGATGATCTGGACCACTACTGCAAAGAGCGACTTCATGTGAAGCACTACATGCGCTATATGGACGATATTCTTGTTATTCATCAAAGCAAAGAAGCCTTAGCAGAGATCCTTGAGGAAATCAGGGCGAAGCTCTCAGAGATAGGCTTCGAGGTACACGACAAAAAGACTCACATTACTCCTCTGTCAAAAGGATTCACCTATCTGGGCTTCGAGTATCGGATCACAGAGACCGGCAAGATCCTGATGACATTGAACAGTGCCAACATAAAGCACGAACGGCGCAAACTCTACAAGATGGTGAAGCTGGCCAAACAAGGCGAGATCACCAAAGAAAAGATAGACGAGTGCTACAAATCTTGGAAGGCTAACGCATCCAAAGGAAACAGCTATAAGTTACTGAAGCGCATGGACGAATACTACGACAGTCTATGGCAGGAAGGAGAATAGAAATGCTTATCAATAAGATCGGTATGCCGCTCGACAAGATGGCTGAAGCTGAGTATGCAGCGGCACAGGCGGCTCGCTCAAAGGCCGTGGAAGACTACAACATTATGATGGGTAATCTCGAAGATCCATCGGAAGATGAAGAGGAAGGAGATGGCGAAGATGACTGAACATTCACCAAAATTTGAACTCGTAAAGGGCTACTACGATAGCGGCCTCTGGAAGAAAAAGGCAGTCAAGAACGCAGTCGTCAAGAACTGGATCACCGCTGCCGAGTACGAAGAGATCACTGGCGAAGTCTATGAATAGTCTCGATCTGGACGAGTACATCTCAAAAGCCTCGATACCTGAGCTGCTTGATCTAATCAAGCGGCTCATATCGGAGCTGTACATGCGTTATATGAGCGAGGCGGAATAGGAGAATGACATGAATTTCAGCAATAAGACATATGACACACTGAAATGGATCACTACTATTGTGCTGCCGGCACTCGGCACTCTATATTTCGCCCTGAGCGGAATCTGGGGCTTTCCGTATGGTGAGCAGATTGTAGGAACCATTACAGCAATCGTGACATTCTTAGGAGTAATACTCGGCATCTCAAACTACAACTACAACAAACTCGAAGACGGAGTGCAGGATACATTCAATGCCGACTCCTTCACTGAGATGATGGGGGTAGATGAAAATGAAGACGAGAACGACTCAGCCGAAGAATAACAAATACTTCATCCGTCAGATATCCGGCGGATATAACGGAGCCGTTAAGGGATCGCCTACCATAAGCGGTGCTGATGTGCTCTGCAACTGCGTGGGCTATGCGAATGGACGCTTCAATGAGATCGGAGCGTATGGCAGATGTAAGTTCCAGCTTGTCTGTAATGCTGAGAATTTCATTGAGAGTGCAAAGAAGCAGGGCCTGAAGATATCGAATAAGCCTGTACAGGGCGGCATCATGGTCTGGCAGAAGGGAGCTACGCTTTCAGGCGGCGACGGAGCAGGCCATGTTGCTGTAGTAGAAGAAGTTTATGCCGACGGAACCATCCTGACATCTGAGTCTGGCTGGGCATCGTGGGCATTTAAGACGGTCAGAAGAGACAATTCAAACGGCAGATGGGGACAGTCTTCTGCATACAAGTTCAGAGGCTGCATCATCAATCCTGCTGTATCCGGCGAAGTCGTGCCTACACCTAAGCTGACGGTGGACGGCATAGGCGGAGCTGCCACAGTTAGAGCGTTACAGGGCTTTTTAGGAACGCCGGAAGACGGCCTGCTCAGCGGACAGAATAAGGCTCTGAAGAAATACTATCCGGCCATGACTGCTGTTGCATATGGCAGCAGCGGATCAACCTGCGTGAAGAAGCTGCAGAAGTGGCTCGGAATCAGCGCCGATGGCGTCTGGGGAGAGCAGACATCCAAAGCACTGCAAAAGAAGCTCGGCGTTACCGCAGATGGTATCTTCGGAGTGAACTCTGTTAAGGCGCTGCAGAAGTTCCTGAACACACAGCTCGATAAGAAGGAAGAACCGAAGAAGGAAGAAAAGAAAGAAGGGCAGAAGACAACCCCGGCAAAGACTGACTATCTCGTGATAGACGTGTCCTACGTACAGAGATTTGTTGACTGGCAGAAAGTCAAGGCGGCCGGCATCAAGGGAGCAATCATCAGATGCGGATATCGTGGCTACGGATCCGGCAAGCTCTGTCAGGACGATATGTTTATGACTCACATCAAAGGTGCACATGCTGCAGGTCTAAAGGTCGGAGTCTATTTCTTTACAGAGGGAATAAACGCCTCGGAAGGCAGAGAAGAAGCTGCATACACCCTGAATCTGGTAAAGAAGGCCGGTATTCCGCTCTCATACCCGATAGCCATTGATACTGAGCACATCAATGCGAGTGGTGTAAGAGCTAACGGTCTGAGCAAGGCCAAGAGGACAGAAGTCATAAAGGCTTTCTGCGAAGAGATCAAGAAGCAGGGATACGAGCCTATGATCTACGCTT